TGATTATACTAAGATGAATCGTGTAGACGCTGAAGATTCTGGCATTAATACAGATGACTTGGTGGATTCAAATCTTGTGAATGCTATCTCCGCTGCATTTGGCGGGAGCATTGATTCGATAAAAGCATTTGATGATAAGATTGCAACAAAGGGCGTTGAGTTTGTAGCAGCCGAGCTTCGAGCACTCGGTTATGATAAACTACAAATTGAAGTGATGGGCGGTGACAAAAGTATTTTGGTATATGCCGCACATTTTGAAACTCGTAAGGGACGTGTAACAGTAGCGATTCCTACCGAAGTTAAGGATGATAGGATTCTGTTCCCGAGCACATTTGTTGCAGACGATCATCTTGAAGAGTTAACATCGGACAAGCTTAGTTATTTTGTGGACTCGAAATCTGAGAGCGAAGATTTCAGCGTTCCATCAGCAACTGACGTATTAGCAGCAGTTGGTATTTTAACTGGGCGAGTTAAAACGGCAAGTGACGACGATGCATCAAAACAACTAGATGAGTTGTTTGGTGACACCGATAAAGAGATGGCACTGAGCACGCCAAATCTTTACATGGACCGTCAATATGAGGAAGGGCGACCTGATATTGATACTACTCAAGATATAGAAATGCCACAAGAGTTAGCACATCTGTCAAGAGATTTTGAGAACAGTGTTCTTGAAGCAGCTAGTGCATTTGGTATTACAGCAATCCGAAATGGCAAAGAGTTAATTGCACGAGAATTAATTTCAGCAGGATTCAAGAATGCACAAGTTAAGTTTGGCAGTGAAGGCGGAGACTCTGTTGTTTATCTTGCAACAATTAATACACCAAAGGGACCAGCTGAAATCGAAGTACCAATTGAGATGCAAGTAACAACTGCTGGCACAGTTGTTCCACTATCACCATCCTATTTTGCTTATGATGGACTTATCGAAGACTTTACGATTCCAAAGCTACAACGCTTTGCAATAAGTCTTCCAGCTCCGTCATCAGGTACTAAGACATATTCATCAGCACATTCTTACATGTTACTACCAGAGCTTAAAGACGAAATCCTTGCAGCTGCTAGCACGGCAGACTATGTGACATGTGAGTCGGCGTTATCTGAAATCGAAGCAAGATTTAATGAAGAAGATTTCAAAAATGCAATTGCTGATTATCATTACATTCTAATGCAAAAAACACATATGGAAAATCAAGAGCAGCGTTCCTGTTCTAAGATGATTTCTGCAGGAAGGGGTTCCATTTATTCTAGGTGTGGGCACTTTGGTATTCCAATGCATCAGGTTATGGTAGATGCGGAAGGATATTGCAGACGTAAAACTGCAGCAGAAAGTGAGAAGCTGAGTCCAAGTAATGAAAGCGGAGCAGCTATGAGTTCAGCTAAAGTATTCATGGCATAAGGAGTTTTAACAATGTCGTTAAATATCGAACAACTAATGGCTCTTGCTGATCGTTTGGACAAAGAAGGGCAGCATGAGGAAGCAGATAAAATTGATGCAATGGTTAAGAAACTGGCTGTTACAATGGTCAAAGAACGTGACCCGGAGTTTGAGAAAGAGTGGAAAAAAGAGAGACCCGAAGGCCGTAGGCCAAGTATTTATGTTGGAAAACCAGAAGAACAGGTTGGTCCAGAAGATGAACCAATGCCAGATCCAGAGAAGCCTCTTTTAGATGAGGAATTGAAATCTAAACTTTTACAACTAATGGAACAGGAATGGCATATTTTTAAGCCTGGTGATTTGTTTATATGGCTTAAAGCAAATGATTATATAAAGAACCCAGAGAGCAAGTGGAAGCAAACAGAAGAGGAAATACAGGAACAAGAACGAGAAAAAAACAAGTGGCAACAAACAGAAGAGGAAATACAGGAACAAGGTTTACACGAAATGCAATCATCAATAAAAGTAAAATTATTTGAAAAATTAGCTAATGTTGCAGATAAATTAGATAATATTGGGGCAGCTGATGAGGCTGGTTTGATTGACGGGTTCATTCAGAAACATTCTGGTGAAGAAATTGATGAAGAGGAAATACACAAACAAGAAGAAGATACCAAAGGTGCATTATTTAATAATCTAGAAATGGCTAAAAAAGTTATGAGCGCGGCTAGTTATAAAAATATACAATTTGCTTATAGCCAAGAAATTGATAATGTAAATAAATCTCTAACTAAAATGATTGAAACTTACAAAACGCAAATAAACCGGAGCGTACAAAGTGAAAGAGATGATATGGATTACGATAGAGAGGTTTCGGTTTTAGGTCCAGCAGCGGGAGAAGAAATGGGCGAGTTATCAGATGAGATACAAAAATTAGAGTCCAAAAAGAAAGACGAGTTAGGTAAAGTTGCCGATTTACCTGGTGTAGTTGATGAGTCGGATGATGTTGGTGATACAAAAGAATCTAATAAGAATGATGAATTTAGTAAAATAGCTGACGATGTTTTGGATTACAAGGGGGAAGATGAGCAGGGCGAGCAGAGTAAGCGCTATGACGACAAGCACCATCACTCTATGCAAGTTCGTGAGCCCAAGACAAAACAAGAAAGAGTGGATAGAGAAGGACGCGAGAAGCATCACATTGATACTATGCAGCAGGTAGAGGCTGGTGCACTGAATACACGATATTGTCCAGAGCATGTTGGCGTAATGGTTGGTAGAGTAGGCGAGCTTACTTATCAATGCCCGCTAGATGGAGCAGTTTATAACTGGGAAACTGGCTGGACTGACTACGATGGTAAGGAGCATCCAGGTGGATCAGTGGCAGCACAGACACCTGATTCAAGCGGATATGCAATCCCACACCGTATATTCGATTCTAGAGAAAATATATTAAATAGAGTAAACTAGTCATGAATAATATGATTGAAGAATTAATCATGTTATCTGATATATTTGATTTCAGTGGTTTTAACAAAGAGGCAACCCAAATTGATAAAATAATCAAAGCGGCCGGCCCTCAGTCTGGTGCTGTTACTCAATTTATTGATGCACTGAAAGAAAAATTAAAATCTGTTTCTGCACAAGAAGGATTTCCTACAATAAGTGATAAATCTTTGCCTGAAATTTTCAGTGTTATAGATAATCTTGTAGAAAAAGGTACATTTCTAGAATACAAAATATTACCAGAGGAATATGCACAATATAAAGAAGAACAAGCAGAATCATTGAAAGTTGCAAGTCATATGTTAACCCTTGAAGACGATATTCAAAAGATGCAGGACAGAATAGAACAAACACTGGATCCTGAAGAATTGAATACTCTTAATTATAATATTAAAGCAGATATGAAAGAATTAGAGGAACTACATCAAAAGGTTAAACAGTGGCAAACTGGTAAAAGAGATGAAGACCAATCACTGTATGCACAATTTAAAGAAAGGTACAATAGTCGTAGAGGGCAAGAGGTATTTTAAGTGTCTAAAAAGATTATGAAACATATTGATAAAGAAGAAATTATCGAGATGCTAAATAGCGGAGAATCGGTTCGTGGTATTGAGGCGAAGCTTAAAAAAAAATATCCGAACAACAAGTCTATGTGGTTATCTTCAGTAACTCTTCAGAAGTTTAGAAAAGACAACTTGCAGCTAGAAGGACGAGTGCTAAAAGATATACAGGAAGCTGGTCGCAGTCAGAAGCAACAGTTAGAAGAAAAGGACCGGCAAAAATCACTTGAAGCTTCGGGTGCATATAAAAAGAAATTAAATGAAATAGTTGATTCTAAGTTGGATGTGGCTAGAAAGATTTTGCAGCTTGATGCAGTGATAGAAACTAGAATGGAATATTGGTTTAATGCTGTAGCGAGTGGTGAAGAATCGGCATCTAAAGGCGATAAAGAACTAAGGCAATTTATTGATCGTCAGATAGTTCTTCTTGGACAGTATAAGAAATTTGTTGAAGGAATGGCTGATAAAACTATAGATTACAATGTTAATATTACGGTGATGAACGAACAAATTGGTATTATACGTGATGTAATTCGAGAATGTATAGCAGATTTTGAATCAGAAAAAGCTATGTTGTTTATGGAAAGGTTAAATAAACGGCTTGAAAACACATCATATCGCCCACAAGAGATACCAGAACCGGTCAAATTGGAAGACTTACATGAAGCAGAGTTTGAATTAGTTGATGGAGATCCAAAGAATGACTGAGCAGTATGTCGAAAAAATCATACAAGCCTATAAAAAAGGCCAACTGAACAAATATATGGCCGAACGATTATTGGCAGCAATAGAACGTGGCATGACAGATAGTCTGTCAGATGAGTTGGTTCAAGATGCACAGTATGCAAGTGACCTCGGAGTCGAAAACGATGAGGACTATAATGTCTATTTTTTTATCGGCAGATTTGCTGATGATATTTTGGATGATACGTTTGGTATGAAGGTCGAACCAGAAAGGAAAAAAGATTTGTGTCATTTTGTGATGTCACATAAGAATGATGAGAATTACAAACTAGATAATCTTACTGATTATAGACTGTTGGTACATAAATGGTTGTGTGACAGACTGTCAAAAAAGGCATATCCTAATATTACTGGAAAAGAGAATCGAGAACAGATTCATGATGTAGATAAGTGGATAGGCACGCTAAAGAATATATACGCATCATTGCACGCAAAACAATTGGATAGGCACGCTGCAATAGATTATTTTACGGCAGATTGGGATCCAGATGAGAGACAAAAGTTTATAAACTGGATGCGATATTATGAAAGCGGAACTACGGAGAAATATAACGTGAAAACAGCCAAATTTATCAAAAAAGCTTTTGAACCTGAAACTCATTTTCCACAATCATGGGTTAATCGCGAAGACCGTGCAGATGATAAAATGCAAATGTCTTCCGCTCGCAAAGAGAAACGAGAAGAAACCAAACGTGAAAAAGAATTAGTAAAGGCTAAAGCATATAAATCAAAAATGAGATCGCGGTTACGTGCGTTTAAACGACTCCTAGAAAGATATAATGATATACTTCCAAAACAAGATATGGACCAAGTGTATGATGAGCTTTATTCTTTAGAAAAAAGTATTAGCAAGCTTGATATATATGCTTCTATGCAAGATTGTATTATTAGATCAGCAAATCGTATGAACAAGTTTGGATTTATTGAGGGCGCTAACTATTTGCACAAAGTTGCAGTTGAGCCCATTGCCGAAAAAATGCCAGATACTGAACCTGAAATGCCCACACAAGGACAACAAGCTGGAATGCCATCTATTATTAACCAGCTTGAAGAAGTAAGTATGAAACTCAAATCTCGTGATATGATAAGGGATCTGGCAAGTATAGATATAATGCTACACGAATTAGGTATGGCAAGTTATTTTCCAGAGTTATCTTTTGCACAATCAAAACTAATTGAAGCATTTGGTTATGCAAGTAACAAGGTCGAAGATATTGTGGCTAAATTACGTGGCACAGATGTCAAGCCTATAGGAGACTCCTCTCAATGGGGTTCCTTTAAGAAACCTACTAAGTTGCCTCCTAAGCCAAAGCCACTCCCAGTACCATCACCAGCCAAACCAGCTCCACCTGTAAAACCAATAGATACTGGTGAACTAATGACCAAACCAGTTGGAGAAGTTCAAAAAATATTACCAACGGGTTAAGCGATGAAAATTGATGAATTGTTATCCAATATTGAGAGCGTAGCTCGTAAAAATGATTTAGGTAAACCGTATATAGTTGGTGGTGTACCAAGAGATCGTATACTTGGTAATAGAAGTGGTAAGTCAGATGTTAATGACATAGACATCACAACTGGCAGTAAAGACTCGCTAGATTTGGCTGAGGCAGTATATAATGCAATGCCAAATAGTAATTACAGAACATATGATGATGGCCACGCGTCGGTTGATTTTATGGGTATACATATGGATTTTTCAAGTAATTTTATAGCCCCAGGTGTTGAAGAAGAATTGCGTAGAATAGGGCAGAAAGATGTAAGTTCTATGAAATTAGAATTGTACAGCAGAGACTTTACAATGAATACGCTGTTAGAGAGTTTGGACTTTACGGCCATTTATGATCTGACTGGTGAGGCTATTGGTGATATTCAGGCTGGTCTTATTAGATGTCCAATAAATCCAGAGATTACCATTAGTGTTGACCCAAGAAGAATTTTGAGAGCCATTAAATTTGCAACCAAATTTGATTTCAAAATAGACGACAAGCTTAAGACTGCTATGTTGAACAATAGAAAAAAGATTCAAGAACTTCCTGTCAAATTTGTGCAAGATAAAATGAGCGAGATAGCAAGACTTGATGACAGTGGAACAGACATGCTTATTGAGTATAAGTTGTTGCCATTAGTACCACTTAGTAAAACTTTATCTGACATACTTATACAGAAACGACAATTGGTGAGAGCTTTATGAAAATTTCAAAACGTGCACAACAGGGTTTACGAGGAACTTCAGCATTGCAGACCGTGCAAAGTTTAGGAACACAGATTAAAGGATTGCTTGATAAACTCACGCCAATGATGCAGAGTTTGCAGGGGAGTATACCAGAAATTAATAATGCACTTCAACAAATCCAACAGTTGGAAATTCAAGTTGGGCAATTAGAGCAAACAAGTGCAAAATTTAAACAACAATTTAAACAACAGGCAGATGGACCAGAAAAGTTAAAAAGAAAAATTTCTAAGAAAGTAACAGATAAGATTCAGTCCGGTAAGTCAACTGGTGTTGATGTAGAAAAACTAAATAAGAAACAACTAGATATTGGTGAAAAGGTAGAAATGGAACATACTGACAATTTAGAAGTAGCTAGAGAAATTGCGTCAGATCATTTAGCCGAACAACTTGAAGAAGGCAAAGATAAAAGCGAACAAGATTATTACACGCAGCTAAAGAAAGTGCACGAAGATAAATGTAAAGATAGTGTTCCGGCATTTTGGAGACGCAATTTAGATTATTGGAATCGATAATGACAAAAGACAAAGAAAAAATAATTGTCAAAGAGGCTGTTATTCGTGGTGAAAATGTTCGAGGATGTCCGTTTGGATTGCCAATTCTTGAAGCATGTGAAAATGTTGGTGGTTCTATAAATAGAATGGCTCCAGTTGAAGATAAAGAAAACGCCGAGGAACTCGAAAAAGCAAATAGACTTGTATATGCTTATCACAAAGAGTGCCGACAATGTCCATATGCTGAAAAAATACTGAAAGAACATGGCAAAGTTGATTGTGATTTTGGTGATACAGCAGCAGGTAAAAAGACACCAGCACTTAAGGGAAGTCCATTATACCCACAGACATTTCATGGGATTGGACTTGATGGTTTATATGGGCACCCGTTGGGTTTTTATGCAGACAACAATGAAAGCCGCAACTTATTTTTTGGACTGTTTAGTCTGCTTGGATTTAGCACAGTCGAAGAGATTATGAAGTTAGGTGACAAATATGATAAATGCGGCGAAGAAGAAAAAGCTGATTTGTTGGATGGATTATTAGTAAAATTAAAAAGTATTAAAGATGAATATAAAGACACATTCGACAAAATCGAAAAATATTTATCCGAACATAGGAAAAAATTTTAAAGGATATAAATTATAAGTTGGATGTACAATAACAGCACGATTCATTTATATATAAAATACAATAAGTTTCAAGAACTGTTTAAAGAAAGACAGATAATTTAGGAGGATTTGGAAATGCCAGATTTCTATGACACACAGGATTTTATGATGGTTGACGAGGCCGATGATTTTATCCTTGACGACTTGGCACAATTCACAGTGGATGAAGCAGAAGCCGATACGCCAGAAATACTTATGGTTGAGGAAGAAGTCGTTCCAGAAGTATCAAGTGAATCTGAGCCAATGAGTATTCCAGGCTCTGATGCCATTTGGGTTGAAGAGGAAGAGGAAGAGGAAGTAGTAGCAGATAAGAATTGGGCTGACGACGGCGCACACGACCAATTTGTATCCTATCTAAAGGATAGATTGACAAAGATTCCACGACACTCTGGAGAAACAGTGCCTGGATGTGAACGTGCTAAAGCATTCTTAAAGTCGCTCGATAGCGAAATTAGCAAAGCTATGAGAAGTGATCTCGAAGGTGTTGTTGATGAAAGTGAAATCGATGGATTGAGAAAGAAAATTGAGGATATGATTGACCGACTAGACAAGCAAGTTAAAAAATTGAGCGGCTCTAAGCGTGCATCGCTAGATGTGCGTTTAGTTTCTGATGGACATTGTGATGTATGCGAAGCATCAGCACCAATATGGCATGATACAGCAAATGATAAGCTAGTGTGCATGAGTTGCGACGGCGAGACAAAACAAACAGATGACATGGAAAAGATCGCAGGCACGCCAATTATCAATGTATATGTAAGTGCGTGGGAGCGCGCAATTGTTGGCACTATGATTAACTCTAAGGTATCAGCAGGTAGAAATATTGAAGAGACATATGATAGACTAAAGAATAAGTATAACTTTACACCTCGTGAAGAGCTTGCTATCCAACAGCTTATATCTGATTATGGGTATCCAGTATACAAGGATCGCGGCTTACTTAATGAGCCATCTGATCCAATGGCTGGAGACGGTGTAGATTGGCAAACAAACTATCAAGTCTAATAGGAGATAACATGTTCAAACCTACTGGAATACCAGAAGATTTGAAGGAAATGATAGAAGAGTTAGTTGCATATGAAAAATTAGAAAAACTTATCAGAAAAGACCGTGAGTGGTTGCAAGAGTTACTATATATAGATATACCAATACACGATCCAACAGATAGTGAAGAAACTTTTAAGATAGAAATCGAAATCTAAGAGGTTATAATGGCAATAGTATCTCGCAATGACATATATGTAAGGGATGAAAGAGGGCCTGATTGGTTTAATGATTTTTTGCATCAGCTTGCTGGCACAGAGCCATCTTCTGTTCAGGAGATACTGAGTGCCATTCACAATAAAAGAACAGAGACAGTTGAAAGTGTCGTGCAAAGTTATCGTGACCAGATCGGGATTGATAATTTGAGTTTCAACGAAGATGAAGACTTTACAAAACAAGCATCTGTAAGAAATAGACCACTTTCGATTCGTCATGCAATGGAGAATAAATCAGTAGTACAGTTAATCGAAGATGACCAAGGATTGAAATCTAAGATTGACAGTCATTGTGAGCATACTGGCGGAACTAAAAATATAGAAGCATTAATAAGTTTCTTGCGTACTATATTAGGACATCAAGTAAGTTTTTCAGATAAGGAGCTTAGAGAATATTTAGAGGGGCGTAAAAATCGCTTCAAAGATCACATACCAGAAAGTAGTTCTGAAGACGTCGGTCGTATTGGCACTGATTCCAGTGAAAAACACGACGACGATGTTGCTGATTACATGACCCACGACGGAAATAAATAAAAATGAAGAAATGTCTGATCGATAAAGATTATGATTGTTTCAACAAAAATCAATTACAATGCAAAAATTGTCAAAAATATTATCGTAATAATTATAAAGTATTGTAGTCACTTTGGGCTGAATAAAATATTAAAAAGGGCACGCGCGACTAATGGTACAAAACACTAATACCGCATCAGAGCAGATATTTGCAAATTTAAAAAAAGAAATTATGAAGATTGATCCTGTTTTTTTTGCTTCTGAATATCTTACAATCGATGGAAAACCATTAAAACTTGGTGATGGAACTGGATGGAAATATTTAGCGGACATTTACCGTTACATTGCAACAAAGGCATTGGAACCTGATGGCAAACCTGTTGTTTGCGTTAAAGGTCGTCAGGTCGGCGCCACCACTATGGCTACAGCTCTAGAACTTTACTTCTGCACAAGCGGCCTATTTGGATCGTCTCCCGATAAGCCCCCAATAAGAATACTACATTGCTTTCCTGCATTAGCATTAGTACAAAAATTTGCCAAAGATAAACTAAGTACCATGATGCGTACTTCAAAGAACAACTATGTCCTTGATCGTGCATTAGGATATGATGTTAAGACTGGCAAACGCCGTATTGATGTTCCTGATGACACACTTACCGAGAAACAATTTGATGATGAAAATAGGCTTTGGATTGATTCCAATGCTAATGATGCACAACGCCTACATGGTATGTCACTAGATGGCATATTCTATGATGAAGTTCAGCGTATGAACCAGGATGATATCGGTAATAGTAAGCGAACACTTACTGCCGCTAGGTATGGTCCAACCGGTGAAGGTATTCAACTTTATTTTGGAACACCTTTACAACGTGGCTCTAATTTTCATAAAATGTGGGAAGCATCTGACAAACGATACTATCATTTGAAGTGTGCTGAGTGCGAGCACTACTTTATGTTATACACTCCTGGAAGCGATGAATGGGAAAGTATTTGGTTATATGCAAATATAGTTGAGTGCCCTAAGTGTCGGCATAAACAAGATAAAATAGAGTCTGTGGAACGAGGAAAATGGATTCCATCTCAGAAATATTTGCCGAATGGAGAAGAGCCACAGTATATTGGGTTTCACTTTAATCAATTGTTGATTCCTGATTTTCATAAAGAAACTGTAATGAGGAATAAACCAGGCATTCATCCAACTAATTCTGAAAGAATTTGGCAGAACGAAATTCTTGGTGAGTTTCATAGTGGTTCTGATATGCCTATGTCTGAAGAAGAGATATACAAGTATTGTAGGAATGTAAACCGAAAGATTTCATTCGGTATTTCACAGACACCACAAAATTTTAATAAGAAAGTGATAACCCCATATAAATCACCAGCTTTTATGGGTCTTGATTGGGGTGGTAAAAATGATGATTTATCCTCAAAGGGAGGAAAATCATTTTCGTCAGTTGTTGTTACTACAGTAAATAAAGCTGGCGTAATGCAAATTGAAAATGCATTTAAGCTGAAAAGAAACGATTTCCAACACAAGAAAGATGTCGTAAATGAAATGTTTAGGCGATACAATATTAGAATTGCCGTAGCTGACCTTGGATTTGGACCAGACATTGTTCCAGAGTTACAGAGGGAATATGGTGGTCGTATTATAGGCTGTATCAGTAGTGGCAGCTTAATAAATCCTACCAAATATGATCCTGAAGAACTTAGGATGATATGCAATCCTCATGTTATACTTGAGGAACTATTTAGCCAGATGAGAAAGAGCAAAGTTCTATTCCCATGGCAAAGCTATGAACATATACAATGGTTAATCGAACACTGTTGCTCGATGGAAAAGGAGATTAGAACATTTCAAGGACGAATAATTACAAGATATGTTAAGGGCACAGGACCAAACGACGGACTAATGAGTCTCATGTACAGCTGGCTTGCTTATAAGTTTTTCTTAACACAGGGATTTAAGATTAAAGCTCATAAGATTAATGCTAAAAGTCAAGGTCCGGCATTGGCTTATTTGCCAGGGGTATAAACGTGAAAATATATAGTGGTGTAAAATAGGAAAAACTTAATATAATTTTAGGAGAGTAAGAATATGGGTATGAAGCGTGGGATATGGAACGCAGAGGCTGTTAATAAACAAGCAGCAGTTAAAGTTGGCCGGTTTGGTGCTAGACCAGCCGGAATTATGAAAGACGGTATGTCTAATTCAGAATATCATATGTCGAAACGTGGAGTTGTTGTAGACGATCAAGTTCCGCCAGAAGGTATATCTGAACACAGAGCATCAGAATTAATTCGGGCAACAGACAATACACGAAATCAGCAAGGTGGTCCAGCACCACTTGTTGTATATAGTAATTCGTACAAACGATCACTAGAGATAAAAGAAGCATATGGGGTGACCAAAACAGCAGGCATTAGTGTTGCTGATGGTAGTAGAATGGGTGCTACCGGTAGTACTGTTCGCCAGGCACCAGAAGTATACTCTCCGTTGTTTCAGATTGCGAATCTCCAATTACCTCGTGACCGTATTACTATGAACGCGTGGAATAGAAATTTCTATGATACGCACCCACTTGTACACAACTGTATTAATTTACATGCAACATATCCAATAAGCAAACTTAATATCAAGTGTAAAGATCGCAAAGTTGAACAATTTTTCAAGGATATGGCTAATGAGATTGACTTAGTAAATATTCTTCAATCAGTGGCACTTGAGTTTTGGAAGATGGGAGAAGTATTTCCATATGCAGAATTAGATGAACACAGCGGTATGTGGAAGAATATCATTATACAAAATCCAGATTACATCCATATCAAGACATCTGTATTAAGTGGAGATGCTGTTATATCTATGCGTCCAGATGCTGCCTTACAACGTTTAGTACATAGTAGTGCTCCTGCAGATATTCAATTAAGAAAACAAATCGATGAAGAAATAATGTATCATGTGAAAAAGGGCAATAACATCCCTTTAGATAATTTTCATGTTAGCCATCTAAAAATGCTGTCATCTGCATATGATATTCATGGGACATCTCCAATTGTTAGTATATACAAAGATTTAATGTTGTACGATAAATTGAGGGAATCAAAATTTGCTCAAGCTGACAACTTGGTTAATCCGATAACATTAATAAAGATTGGCGGCACCTCTGAAGGTGAATATCACCCAACAGGTGATGACTTAGAGAAGTGGCGTCAAACATTTGAGGCAGCACAATACGATAAAGATTTCAAAATTATTAGCCATGCCGGAATAGATGTAACGCGTGTTGGTGCATCTGGTTCAATTATCGATATCGGAAACGATATGACATTCATCTTAGATAACATTTTGCATGGGCTGATGGTTCCTAAAGCAGTTATCACTCAGGAAGGTGCATCATTTAATAGTGCCACAGTTGGGTTAGAAGTTCTTAAGCAACGATACGAATCATTCCGAAACATGCTTGCGCAGTGGCTAACAAAGAAAATTTTTGCACCAATTAGTGAAATTCAAGAATTTTACGAATACAAAGATGGTGATAAGAAACTAATAGTTCCAGAAGTTGAGTGGAATCGTATGATTTTATTTGATATGGATAACTATATCAACGTATTGAACGGATTGGTTGGGCAATTTACGGTATCTAAAACGACGTTGTTTAGGAGTCTTGGTTTAAATATAGAAGAAGAGCGTAGACTAATTAAAGAAGAGGCGATACATCAGACAGTTGTTACCAAGGAAGCTGTGATTCTTCATGGTATGACGCTGGGTGCATTGCGTGCGTTGAAGCCAGACGAAGATATTATAGAACAAACTGAAGCACCACTTCCAGGAACACCAGGGGCCGAAGAGGCTGGTATTCCTGGTTCTGTTCCTCTTGGTGGCATGCCTAGTGGGATGGGTGCTCCTGCTCCGTTAGGTGGTCCTCCTGGTGGATTACCTCCGTTAGGTGGTTCTCCTGGTGGATTACCTCCGTTAGGT